CGCAATCCTGTGGCTAGACAACTTAGACATTTTAAGAAAAAAGTGATAAAGAGTAAGAAAGTTTATGACAGAAAAAAAATTCGTAAGATTTCAGACTGAGATAGTTAATGGAGTTTGTCCAACGTGTAGTGAATCTACAATTTTAGTTGCAATAACACCAGAGTTTTACAGATGTATAAACTGTGGTGCAGACATGGAGCAACACGTAAACGGTAAGATAAGTTACATACCAGCACTAAGTCCCAATACTTTAAAATCAAAATTAAATAAATTTTTCGGAGATGGCGAGGAAGTTTAAAGCATTTATAGAGAGGCCAAAACCTCGTAAAAGACCTAGACGTCACACAAAATCGTTAAATAAACACAAGAAAAGACAGATAAAAAAATATAATCGACAAGGTCGAAAAAAATAACTTGACAAATATCCATTAAGATCCTATATAAAAAGCATGAAAGAAAAAATAATAACTATAAAACCAAAAGGCATATCACAAAAACAGTGGTCTGTTTTTATATTAGAGTTAAATCTAATGAAGAGAGCATGGAAATCTTATGGTGTTCATATGGAAATAAAAGCACCTGGATTAAAAAATATAATCAACTGGGGTACAAAAAAATATGGCACAGCGGATGCAAAAGATAGACGAAGCAGCAATCATGTGGAACAAAACCAAAGATCCTAAATACAAAGATCTTTGGTATAAATTAATAAGGGAGTGGTATTATGGAAATAATAATTTTGACGGACGGGTTGTATTACTTAAAGAGTATAACAGAATCAATGATAGAAGGATTAGCTTTGATAAAAAATCCTGGCTTAACCTGCTTTGATCTGTGTGATATTATAAGATTAAAACTTACAACGTATCATGACTACCCTATCAATGCTCATGTAATGAATGATGGTAGTGGTGATTTTTATGGATGTATATGTAGATAAAATTTAAAGGTAGGAAAAGGACCTCCGTCGCATACAAAGCCTCGCGCTAGTCCCTGTTACGGCAACCTACGAAGCAGCAATTACTGTGGAGGTGTGGAGCCTTTGGTCCCCTAAGAGTACGTGCACGGAAATTAGGGGATTTGATATGAAGCTGGCTCACCTTTTTGTTGAACAACAGCCTCTGGATAACAACCAAATTTTATATATATTTTATTATTATTTACCTCATCACGTCCTATTTCTTCAAGTTTTGCAAGAGCCTGCACATAACCTTCAACCATGCAGTCATAACCATCATCAAATTTTTCTGGCCATTGGTATGGAGGCATGCAAGTACCGGTAACTTGTGAGCAAAGTAATATTCCTAAGATAAACTTCATTGACAATCCTATAAATTATATTATATATAAAACTTAAAATGAAAGGAAACACTAATGACTGATATGAGTAAATACAAAAACGTTTCGCTTCAAAAGAAAACGTATACTATTTTAGAAGCCTTATCAAAGGTATTATTGCCCGATGGCAACTTGAGTATATCTAAAACAATTGAAGTAATAGCAAACGAGAAAGCGAGAAAGTTAAATGGCAAAATTAAAATTAAGTCGCGTTAGAAAATACATATGTGATACGTGCCATGGGAATGGCTACGTTAGAGTCGCAACTTTAAATGGCAATCCATCTGATGACTTCAGAGATAAAAGTGAAGTTCATCAGTGTTGGGATTGTGATAGTGAAGGAGAGTTTTATGAGACTGTTGATGATTCTGAGCTCATTGGCGATGACAGTGATACTCACACTATAAACTAATGAGAAATAATCTCTCAATCAAAAAACAGATTAAAGAAAATGTTTTTAGATTGAGAGGAGACGGCTTATCTTATCGAAAGATAGCAGAGCAAATTGGTTGTAGTAAAGGAAGTATAAACTATCATCTAAGTGAAGGAGCTGCTGAGAAAGTTAAGTCAAGACTCGGAAGAAAAGAATGGAGAAAACTTTGGAGATTTTGTTATGAGAATGGTAAAAAAGATAATAAGCAACCTTATAAAGAATCTCTTCTTAGAAAAAAAGGTAGAGCTTTTTTATATGGTAGAAAAGGTAAAAGAATGACTAGAAAGGATCGAATGGGATTAAAACATAAAACAACTAAAATATTTCAATGTTTAGATAGAGTATGGCCTGGAATGAAAAAAGAAAAAGATACGATGCAGGCAGTAAATCAATGGACCGGTGAACTAGATTATTACGATGATGGCACACCGATCATGACACCATTTGCTAGATGTAAACTAACTGATGAGATTATAAATGTAAAAGGTAATGACGTTCAAGTTGATCATGTTAATGGTGATAGAACGGATAATAGTATAGATAATTTTTCTTTTGTAAAAGACTGGGCTAATGCCATGAAGTCTGATGTAAAGAGTTATGATGAACTTGAAAAAAGATTAGAGACTGTATTAAAAAGTAATAAATACAACTATATACAAGGAACACAGATCTCGGACCAAGGATCACGGATCTATGATGTTGCTGGCTATAGACTTCCGAGTGTAACTACGATATTAGGCAAAACAAAAAATCAACAATTTTTAAAAGACTGGAAGGCCAAAGTTGGAGAAGCAGAAGCAGAGCGAATCAAGAATCTATCTAGTAAGCGAGGGACTAGCATGCACAAATTCCTGGAGCATTATATACTCGGCACTGGGTACGATGATCTTACAGGGCTCGGACAAGAGGCGAAAGCCATGGCCGAAAAAGTTATTGAGATCGGTCTTGCACCTGTGGAAGAGTATCACGGGTCGGAAGTTACAATGTATTATCCTGGGTTATACGCTGGGTCTACTGACCTGGTTTGCAGTCACAATGGCGTTGATGCAATAGTTGATTTTAAACAGGCTAATAGACCTAAAAAGAAAGAATGGATTGAAGATTATTATCTGCAGATAGCAGCATATGCCATGGCTCATGACTATGTTCACGAGTCTGCAATAGAGAAGGGTGTAATAATGATATGTACTCCTGACCTATACTATCAAGAATTTGTCATAAGTGGGGCTGAATTAAGGCAATATAAACATAAATTTTTAAAACGATTGGACATGTATCATGACATTAAATTTGATGAAAAAGAACAAGCGCAAGTATCCATTACGAGCGCAGACTTCACCGGAAATGAATAACATATTGTTATTACATTCTGAGTGGCTAGAGAAAGAAGGACTGACTCAAAAGGCTAAAGAGTGTAGGAAACACGCTTTAACATTTAGAAAAGATAAAGATTGGAGACAAGCAAAAGGAAGGAGACGCAATGAACGACAGGTTAAGAACAGTCTTAATAGCTCGATACCAGGCTGATATAGCTGATGCTAAGTATAAAATTAAATGTTTTGACGATCATGAGATAGTGATACCAGAGCATTTTGATATTACTGGCGAAATAGACAAGCTTTTGGAGGCAATTGCAAGCGCTGAAGATAAGATGGCGGTATTGAGGCTACATTATGGCGAAAATAAGACAGAAAAAGCTGTACTATAGGGATCTAGAAAGTTTTAAAAAATTTTTTAAAAAAAGTAGCAAAAAAAAGTGTACTTTTGTACTTTTGGTCTAGAAGTGTTGGTATATATGACTTTAGGGTGGACAGATTATGGTACAAATCATGTTTAGGTGGACAGATTATTTTGTACTTACAGATGCCCTACGCGCACGCGAGTCAATTATTTTAAAATTTTTTAAAGTTTTTAAATCCCTATATGCTATAAGAGGCCATGCCTAGGAAAAGAAGAAAAGCCATGATTGCCAATACTGCCCTCGACATACCTTATCAGAAGGTTCGAGTCGAATGGATTGATTGTGTTAGTGATTCGGGCTGGGCTACTGAGAAAGAATTTGATAAAATGAAATTAGCTAAACCAGTCAATGAAGGTTGGTTGTATTCAAAAGATAAGGACTCTGTAAAACTATTTGCCTCGTACGATAAGGATGAAGATGGTATTACTTTTGGGGATCGAACGATGATTCCTCGTCAGTGGGTGAAGAAGATTCAGAAGATTTAATGTCAGATGACTCCCCCTCAACAGTCTTCGCGTTTAAAAGCGGTGCGTAGTCGGATAGAATTTGTTTCATTTTGTTTTCTAATTCTGCTTCTGATAGGTCCTCTAATTTTCCTGTTTTTATTATTTTGCGGTCTATATATAATCCTGCTGCTTTGCCTCGGTTTGCTTCAGCATTTACCGCAGATGAAAAACTACCCTTTTTCAAAGCTGCTTCACGCAATCGAGCAAGCTCTGCAACGTGGCCCTCGTAAGTAACTTCATGCTTTCTAAGTCTCTCTTCTCTTAACTCACCTATGTATTTAACTACAAGCGGTGACAACCTGGGATTGCATAACTCTGATCCTTCTTGTCTAGCACGTTTAGGACTATAACCTGCTTTTACTGCTGCCTCTGTCTGTGTAAGTGGTCCGGTCTCATCACCGAATACTAAAAACTCTGCAAATCTCATTTGCATTTCTGTTAATCTTTTTGGTAAACCCATGATTGACAATTTAAGGTAACTATCCTATATTGTCAATCATGAAAGTATATAAGACATCAGCTCAGATTCAAAGAGGTTATAACGATTTGGAAGAGACAATAGAAAGACAGAAAAAACAAATAGAGTTTTTGCAAAACAAATGCAGACAAGCAGGAGAAAGAATTAAAGATTTAGAAGAGATTAGTAAAAAGCATCAAGAGTTAGTTGGCAAACTTATGGAGAAAAAATAATGTACGTAAAACATCTACAAGAGTATTTAGATAAATTTACCGAAGGCCCTAATGGAAGAAGAGGCAACGCTGTATCTAACGCTACCATCTATATGCAGGTGGGAAAGCATTTAGAAAAAATTGGAAGAATTGAAGTGCAAGAAGCAAATATTATTGGACAAGATTCTATTCGTGTTGTATTGAAACCAACAAGAGAAGAATTAATTATTGCCCCTACTCCCATCGATTAGACAGCACTAGTTACCTTGAAACCTGAGAGAAAATTTTATGAAAAAATTAAGAAATCTATTCCACATATTTCGTGGATTAGACTGGAAAATCATAGCCTACTTGGCACTCCTGATCTATTGGCCTGTAATACTTCTGGCCACTTTTTCACAGTAGAACTCAAAGTTACGAAGGGTAACAAGGTACGTCTTTCACCACACCAAATTAGCTTCCACGTGAAGCATCCTACCAACACGTTTATCATGGTCCAGCACCTTGGTTCAGGGACCGTGAAACTTTTCCGTGGTTCTCAGATCTTGGAGCTTGAAGCTTGTGGCTTGGCGCTTGAAGCTTGCTGCTTGTCGCTTGAGGCTTGTGGCTCTTTCTTCTCTAAGCTTGGAGCTTGAGGCTTGTTGCTTGTGGCTTGCTGCTTGGGGCCCGGACCAGTCGAACGCTCTACCTGACCGTCGCCAGGACTTAAGCTAATTGACTGATCCAGTTTATTACGCAGCTTACGTAATTCTTTATAATATTTTGGGTGTCTAAATTCCATTAGTGAATTCCATATGATACATTTTTAATTTCTTTATTCCAGCAATTTCTGCAGTCTCTGCATTCGTTGTCTTGCTTCGGAGCTGGACACGTCGCGCCGGCCTTCACCACGGTTGAATAGTTGTTAAAGCCGCCCGCTGGTGCCTGGTCTACCATGGGCATGGAAAATCTTATTGTCAGGTTATCTGGTGCCCGGTGCTCGTGCTTCTGTATCCACGCTTCACGCGTTGGCATCCAGTGCTTGCGGTCCGGGGTCAACCTGCAGACTTCGTATATTTTGTTTAGGTGATCGAGGTCCTGGACGTCCCCGGAGTCGTGCCATCTAAAGACATCTGCTTTTTTACTGTTGATCAGGTGAGCCATTGCCTGGACCCAGAGCGGGTGCCTGATGGCTGCCAGCCGGCGGTACTGTGCATCCTGGACCACCTTAAACACGTAACAACCTTTTAACGCGTAACAGTCATAGCAGGTCGACCCTGGTACCTTCCGGAGCTTCGAGCCAGTTTTACATTCTTTGGCCGGCAGGCCGTAAGACCAGCCAGGCATTTTTGAAGGCTTGCTCAGGCCTCCAACTATTTGTAATGCTTCTTTTGTATTCATTTATTCTTTCTCCTTGAATATCCTATAACACAGTCCGGACCTGCTGTCAAGCTTGAAGCTTGCGGCTTGTGGCTCCCGGAGCTTGGGGCTTGGGGCTTTAGGTTTTCGAAGAATTTCCGGCAGCTGGCCAGATATGACGCTGGCAGCTGCCTATGGTCCGAAAGGAAATAGTGAGTCAAGTCGTTGTTTTTAATTCTCTTCATAATATCTTTCTATAGACCAGCCAACTCTCTAGAGTTTCCTCCACCCATAGCTATTGGGGTGTTGACTGATCCCAGGTCCAATCGCGCAACACCGACATTCTCAGATACAGTTTCTGCTTTCCGTCGGGCCTGTATCCATTGGACCAGGGATCAGTTGCAGCTGCGAAAGGTAGGTGTGAACAGCACCTTGTTTTACAACTGCAAGTTGTCCCGAAGCCCCTAACGTAACACACGGATTTCTCACGGGTATCAAGGGCTCTATCTTTTACTGGGTCGAACGTTCTGTTAAATTCCAAACACCTTAAAAAGATAAATCCTATATAATCCCTTGACAATAAATGTCAATAGTATAAAAACATTTTATTAACAGAAAGGAAACTTATGAGAATAAGACTAAATCAAGAGTATCGTACCAAGATTGCTAATCGTATGAGAGTACACTTGGAACAAGAAGATACACAAGAAAAAAAGAAGTATGACGAGATGAAAGCAGAACAAATTGACCTTAATGATAAGGCATGGAAAGTTGCTGAAACTATCGTTAGACGACACTATACTGATGATGATGTTGCAAAAGCATATTATCTTCAAAACAAGTTTGAAAATGTTTCGACTATTGCAAAAGATAGTTGCTTTCATTTTCACTATCAAGGCATGAAAGAAGAACGAGATTATGACAACAATGTCAAAATGGTTCCGAGTACCATTGAAAAACATTTTGACTTTCGTTTAAATGGTTCTTTAGACATGAACAATAATGATAGTTATAATCGTGGCGACAATGAGTATGGTTATGCTCTTTATCGTGATGAACTAAAAGCACAAGAAGATTGCAACCCAGATATAAACATTGAACAAGAGGGTAAAGATAGCAACCCTCATTGGACAAAGTATAAAGATAACAATAATAAATATCTTGGTAGTGATGACAATGGCTATGGAAAACAATGGAACGAAAAATATCAATTAGATTTAATTGGTCGTGATTATTGTAGAGATAGG